GCCTATAATATTTGCAGCCATTCAATCTATTGCTAAAAAGCATAATTTAATAGGTCATATTGATATCGTAATTATCGATGAATGCCATACCATTTCACACAAAGATGAAGGCCAATATCGTACATTATTAAATAACCTTAAACTAATTAATCCAGATATGCGTATTGTAGGCTTGACAGCAAGCCCGTACCGTTTAGGTCATGGTTTAATCACTGATAAGCCTGCTTTATTTGATGATTTGATTGAACCTGTAACAATTAAAGAACTACTCAAAAAAGGCCATTTAGCGCCATTACGTTCAAAAATTACGCGCGAACGATTTGATATATCAGGCGTACATAAACGAGGCGGTGAATATATTGATGCTGAATTGCAAGCCGCGATTGATAAATCAGATAAAAATGTGCGCGTAGTTGATGAAGTTATATCACTGGCTGGAGAACGTAAAGCATGGTTATTCTTTTGCGTAGGGGTAGAACATTCAGAACATATCCGCGATGAATTAAGAAGGCGCGGCATTGTTGCTGAATCAGTAACAGGCAATCTAACCAAAACAGAACGCGAACGCATACTTAATGACTTTAAAGCTGGAAAGATTAAAGCGCTCACCAATTACGGTGTATTAACGACTGGATTTGATTATCCTGATATTGATTTAATCGTTATGTTACGTCCTACCATGTCTCCTGGATTGTATATGCAATGTGCAGGGCGCGGCACTCGCTTAAAATCGCATACTGACCATTGCCTATTTTTAGACTTTGCTGGCGCTGTTGAAAAACATGGCCCTATCACTGATATTGTACTACCTAAAAAAGCAGGCTCTGGAAACGGTACGCCGCCTTGCCGAGTGTGTCCTGATTGCCATGAGATATGCCATGTATCAGTGATGACTTGCCCGGCTTGCGGTCACGAGTTCCCGCCAGCTAAAGAAAAAGAATTCGAGCTGAATGACAAGTTCGATATTATGGGCTTTGACTTGCCAGAAATGGAATTGTCTAGCTGGGAGTGGACTATCCACACATCTAAAAAAGAAGGCAGGCAATGCTTTAAAATCAGCTATTTTGGCGCGTTATCAGACCCAGTTATTAAGCAATATTTATGTGTGCTGCATGACGGATTTGCAGGTACTCGTGCCATGAAAGAGCTTACTAATTTAGCTGAAATGACAGGTATTAACTTAAAAGAGCATTCTGGGTTAAAAGAAGTATGCGAGGCCATGAATCAAGCTAAAGCGCCTGATTTAATCAAGTATAAAAAAGTAGGAAAGTTTTACGAAGTGAAAGAAGTTATTTTTAACAAAGGAGAATTAAATGCGACACATTGAACCATCTTATGTAATCCAATGGCGCGAAGCCATAGCAACACCCCCTAAATGCTGCCATACATGCGATTGGTATGATAAAGAGGGCGTATGCGGATTTCACAAATCAGAACCGCCTGAAAACTTTGCAGCAACTAATGGAGCGTGTGAATCATGGATTCAAGAAATAGGATTTTAACCGAGGATGAAGAGCAGATTAAATTCCTGCAACATTTTAAACGTACTTATCCTAAAGTATTGATATATCACACCCCGAACGGAGGGCAGCGCCATATTGCCACAGCCATGAAAATGAAATGCTTGGGAGTAGTAAAGGGCATACCAGATTTATTTATACCAGAATTTAAGCTATGGGTAGAGATGAAGCGGATTAAAGGCAAGTTATCACATGAACAACTAGCCATTAATGAATACCTTGAAAGTGTAGGTTATAAGGTAATAGTTGCTTATGGTCATGAAGATGGCATTAATAAGCTATTTACTTTTTTAAATAATCGTATAGAATAGTATTACTTTTTAAACATTTGGAGGATGTAATGAAATATGAGGAATTTATAGAAAATAAAAAAATTCAGCCAATTATTAGCGGATTTGATATTGATGCAGATAATTTAAACTCTAATCTGTTTGACTTTCAGCGCGTTATTGTTAAATGGGCATTGAAACGAGGCCGTGCAGCTATCTTTGCTGATACTGGCCTTGGTAAAACACTTATGCAAACCACATGGGCGCATGAAGTAGTCAATAATACTGGAGGAAATGTATTAATATTTGCGCCTTTATGCGTAGCACAACAAACAGTAGAAGAAGGGAGAAAGTTTGGCATTGATATTCATTATTGCCGTAGTGGTGAAAAAATAAAAGATGGAATCAATATTACAAATTATGAAATGCTAGAGCATTTTGATTTATCTGAATTTGCTGGAGTAGTTTTAGATGAAAGTTCAATTCTAAAAAACCGTGATGGTAAAACTCGCAATGCAATGATTGATGCGTGTCAGCAAGTGCCATATCGTTTAAGTTGTACCGCTACACCTTCACCAAATGACTTTATGGAATTAGGTAATCAATGCGAGTTTCTCGGCATTATGGGAATGTCTGAAATGCTGGCAACGTATTTTATCAATGATGCCGGTGATACTGGCACATGGATATTAAAAGGTCATGCGCGTGTTAAATTCTGGGAATGGTTAGCTACATGGTCAGTTGTTATTCGCAGTCCTACTGACTTGGGATTTGATGGAAGCGCGTATATTTTACCTAGTTTAAATATGTATGAGCATATTGTTGAATCAGAGCCTACCACAGACTTATTTGCTGATATTGCCACTGGTCTATTAGAACGCAATAAAGCGCGTAAAGAATCCATAGATGACCGTGTAGCAAAATGTGCTGATATTGTTAATGCTAGTGACGAGCAATGGGTATTATGGTGTCATAGGAACGAAGAAGCAGAAAAGTTAGTTAAGTTAATACCTGGAGCAGTTGATGTATCTGGGTCTGATTCAATTGAACATAAAGAGGAATCTGTACATAAATTCTTATCAGGTGATATTCGCGTTTTAGTTTCTAAACCAAAGATACTTGGTAGCGGAATGAATTTTCAAAACTGCCACAATACGGCATTTGTAGGTTTATCTGATAGCTGGGAACAATACTACCAAGCAATCCGTAGGTTCTATCGTTTTGGGCAAACCAAGCAGGTAAATGTACACGTTATCAGTGCTGAATCAGAGGGTGCAGTCGTAGCCAATATTAAACGTAAAGAGGAGCAAAATCAAATGATGGGTGCAGAAATGGTTAAACATATGAGTGAATCAATGAAACATGAGATTTTCGGGGCGCAATTAGAAAAAGATGAATATGTGCGTGATGTGCATTATGGTGATGGCTGGACTTTGCACAATTCAGATTGCATTGATTTGGCGCGTGAAATTGATACAGACAGTATAGACTTTACAATTTACAGCCCACCGTTTGCGTCTTTATTCACATATTCAAACAGTGACCGCGATATGGGTAACAGTAAAAATCATGCTGACTTTTATCAGCACTTTGGTTACTTGGTTGATGAAATGCTAAGAATTACTAAGCCAGGGCGTTTAATGGCTGTGCATTGTATGAATTTGCCTACATCAAAAGTAAATGATGGATTTATTGGCATTAAAGACTTTCGAGGTGAGTTAATCCGTTTATTCAGTGATAAAGGATGGATTTATCATAGTGAAGTTTGCATATGGAAAGATCCAGTAGTTGCAATGCAGCGTACTAAAGCATTAGGTCTATTGCATAAGACCATTAAAAAAGACTCAAGCATGAGCCGTCAAGGTCTAGCTGATTATTTAGTAATTATGCGTAAGCCTGGCAGCAATCCTAATCCAGTATCACACACAGCAGAAGAGTTCCCAGTAGAAAAATGGCAGAAATACGCAAGTCCAGTATGGTTCGACATTGACCAATCTCGGACATTGAACTTTAGGGATGCGCGTGACGATGATGATGTTAAGCATATTTGCCCTTTACAGCTTGATGTGATTGAACGCGCTATGGATTTGTGGACTGCACCTAATGATTTGGTATTTAGTCCATTTACTGGCGTAGGTTCAGAAGGTTACACAGCCGTGAAGATGGGGCGAAAGTTTATCGGTTCAGAGCTGAAAAAATCATACTTTGAGCAAGCTGTTAAGAATTTAGAAGAGATTAAAAAACAAACGCAGGATTTATTCTCATGAAAATAGACTTTCAAAAAGTAATACTTAACCTACGCAATGCAGGTTTAACTTATCAAGTCATTGCTAAAAAGTGCGGCATTGATGCACAAAACATAGGCCATTATGCACGTTATGAGGCTTACGAGCCTAAACTAAGCAAAGCCATAGCATTACTTGATTTGCATTATGATATGTGTCCACAACATCATAATTTAAAAGAGTTGAGTTATATCAAATGAACTGTGCGCGATGCGGTAGAGTTATCAAGTCAACTAATTATCAGCGTATCGGTAATTATGTTTATGGCTCTACCTGCATGAAACAAATGATAAAAAAGAACTTAATCATTAAAAACAAAGTTATAAAACCAGAAAGCGATATTCAAATTGAACTTTTTACTTGACCCTAAATTTTTTAATTACGTGATTATGGTTTTATATTTGTTAAATGCAGTTAGATGGATGATAGCTGGCAGCTATGCAGATATGTTTTACTGGATGTCTGCTTTATCTATCACGGCCACCGTAACATTTGGTTATAATCGTTAACTAACTGGTAGCCATATATCCTCTCGCGAC